AGGTCCAACTGGTCCTCAAGGTGTTGTTGGTGACACTGGTCCACAAGGTCCACAGGGTCCACAAGGAGTTGATGGTCCACAAGGTCCACAGGGTCCACAGGGTCCAATTGGATCTACTGGTGACACTGGTCCGCAAGGTCCACAAGGTCCACAGGGTCCACAAGGTCCACAGGGTCCAACTGGTGCAACAGGTGCAGGATTGACTATTCTTGGAACTGTCGCAACAGTCGGAAATCTTCCAGGTAGTGGAAATGTCGGTGATGCATATATCGTAACTGCTGACAGTCACTTATATGTTTGGAACGGATCAAGTTGGACAGATGCAGGATTAATTGTTGGTCCACAAGGTCCACAAGGTGTGACTGGTCCGCAGGGTCCACAAGGTCCAACTGGAGCAACAGGTCCACAAGGTCCACAAGGACCACAGGGACCACAAGGTGTTACTGGTCCACAAGGTCCACAGGGTCCACAGGGTCCAACTGGTGCACAAGGCGTTAAGGGCGACACTGGTGACTTTGGTGGTGCAACATTCGAATATGTGTTCAGCACTAATACAGCAAATACTGATCCAACAGCTGGCTATGTTAAGTTTAATAACTCAACATTGCTATCTGCAACTGAGATGTATATTGATAATATCGATCGTTTAAGCGCAAATGTGTTCAATTATCTAAACACAATTGATGACTCAACATCGTCAATCAAAGGCACATTTAAAATTGCAAATTCTGCAAATGTTCTAGAATATACATTCTTCAATATCAACGGCTCGCACGCTCATATCGGTGATTGGTTTGTTGTTCCTGTTGCAGGATTGAACACAACGCTTGTTGGATCAAACTTCCCAAATAGCACCAATGTTATAATGACATTTGTTCGCACTGGTGATAAAGGTGATGTTGGACCACAAGGACCACAAGGACCACAGGGTCCACAAGGCGTCACTGGTCCTCAAGGTCCACAAGGCGTCACTGGTCCTCAAGGTCCACAAGGTCCACAAGGTCCACAAGGTGACGCATCAACTGTTCCTGGTCCACAAGGTCCACAAGGTGTTGTTGGTAACACTGGTCCTCAAGGTCCACAAGGACCACAGGGTGTGACTGGTCCTCAAGGTCCAACAGGTCCAGGTATTGGTGGAACATTGCAAGCAGTCAAAGACTTTATGGTTGCTAACACCAATACAAATGGTGCAAACACTGTAAATCTTGCAGACTCAAACTACTTCCGTCATGTCATGACTGCAAATGTACAATATACGTTCGCTAATGCTCCATCTTCTGGAACAGCGCAATTAATTTCACTCTTGTTGATTCAAGATGGAGTGGGTGGAAGAACACCAACCTTTGCAAATACTGTTTATTGGGCTGGTGGTACTATTCCTGGAGCAACAACAGCAGCAAATGCGCGTGACTTGTGGACGTTTATCACGTATGATGGTGGTACGACATATTGGGGAACATTGACAATGAAGGATGTTCGATAAATAAATTAAATTGTTTGTGAGTTTGTTATGAAAATCCATGTATTGGTAAACCCAAGAACACCGACTGGACTCATGAATCGCGTCGATCCATTCGCGGTTCATGGGTTCAAGTACATCAAACATTTGTCTCCACATTTCGAAATGGTGCACTATGGCATTCCTGGTGCACAAGTCGATTGTGAGCATATTGATATTCCAACAACTCCAAAAGAAATACAATTGTTCAATAAACTTGCTGGCGAAGAAATTCGCAAGAGAGCGAGCGATGGGGATATAATTGCTTGTTTCTTTGGAGTTGATAATCAAGTTGCTTGCGAAATGAATCCAAACTGTAAACCAGTTGAACCTTCAATTGGTTATCGTGCAAATGGCATCTTTGCGCCATATCGTGTGTTTACCTCTTATGCAAACATGCATATGTTTTATGGTGAACGTGGGATGCTCATGAACCCATCATGGTTTGATGAAGTGATTGGTAATCCATTTACCGTCAGTGAGTTTGAATACAAAGAACAAAAAGAAGATTATTTTTTATATTTTGGTCGCGTGTGTGAAGAAAAGGGTGTTCATCTTGCTATTCAAGCAACAGAAAGATTGGGCAAAAAACTCATTATCGCTGGTCCTGGATCATTACAACAACTTGGATATAGCAGCACTCCTAAACATGTTGAGATATTTGGTATTGCTAATGCAGAACAACGTAAAGAATTAATGAAAAACGCAAAAGCCCTCATCGGCTTAACATATTACGTTGAGCCATTTGGTAACATGATCATTGAGGCTAACTTATCTGGAACTCCAGTAATTACAACTGATTGGGGCGCATTTCCCGAAATTGTCCTTGAAGGGCAAACTGGATATCGTGTTCGAGAATTCAAATCATTATTAAGTGCAATAGAAAATGTTGAAAAAATTTCATCATTTGATTGTAGAGAGTGGGGATTAAATTTTTCAGATGAACACATTCACCATAAACATAAAGAATATTTGAATAGAGTAATAAGAAACAATTTTTATGAATAAAATTTTTGTTGTAGGATCATCAATACAAACTCGAAATGCGCCACTGACTTATAGCGCTGTTCGAACAATTTTTTCTTCAGATGAGAGATTTCGCCAGACAGTTTCAACATTAAATTCAATTCATTGTTCATTTCCAGATTCTAAAATTGTATTAGTTGATTCATCTGAAAATTATGCCGAGTATCTTTCTTTTGTACGACATATGCCGAATGTTCAATTCATTCCACTAAAAGAATTGTCAGGCGAGGCGTTTGAAACGGTTAACAATCATCCGAATAAAAGTCTTTGCGAGAGTTTGCTTCTCAATACTTATTTTAAACAATATAAAAAAGAACTCAAACAGTATGATTACATAATTAAAGGATGCGGAAGATATTTCTATTGGAATTTTAATGATTCTTTTTTCACAGAACAAAATACTGATAAGATTTTTTTCAAACGACCACTTAATTTTGAATGGGATGATTCTTGGAAATATTCGTTTGTTGATCGCAGAAAAGAACAAAATAATAACAGACTTCATCAGTACTGCACTGTTCTGTATGGATTTGGATCTATGCATCTAGAAAAATTCATAGATATAAATGAGGCAACTATCAATTTGCTACAACAGCCATCAATGAGTCATTATGATATTGAAACATTGTCGTATTATTTTACACGACCATATGAGAGTCAGGTCATCGAAACAGATTGGAAAGTCTGTGGATGGGATGGCACCTCTGGAAGATTTATGTTTTATTGAGGTGATGTAATGAAAATTAGTTTAATTATTGTTGACAATTTTTATCAAGATCCAGATGCTGTACGTGCATATGCGCTATCGCAACCATTTGAGGTTTCTGGTAACTATCCTGGATTTCGAACAAAACCATGGCTTCCAGAAGATTTAAAGAGTTCAATTCAATATATCATTCAAAATGCTGGTGGAGCAATAACTCATTGGTTTGAAGATTCTGGTTATACTGGAGCATTTCAAATCTGTACAGCAAAAGATCGTACTTGGATTCATGCTGACAGCTTCAATACTTGGGCTGCAGTTTGTTATCTAACTCCAGACGCGCCGCTTTCATCAGGCACTTCCTTGTATCGCTATAAAGAAACAAAAGAATACGAACGTAAAGACAACACAATGCCTCATTATGATGGATATGACTACACAAAATGGGAACAAACTGACTATGTCGCAAATCGATACAATCGAATTGTGCTCTATCGAGGAAACTATTACCATGCGTCTCTAGATTATTTTGGTAATAATCTAGAAAACGGAAGATTATTCCAAACCTTCTTTTTTAATACTGAATACTAATGAAAATTCTTCATGTCATTTTTTCATGTAACAGATTAAAATATCTGTTTCCAACTTTAAATTCGCTACACAACATCGACTACGGCGATCATGAGGTTGATAGATTAATTATCGATGATTACCCAAGAACAAGAAATGATTTTGTGTTTGATTTGATTGGGAAAACATATGGATTCAACTTAATGTTGCAAGACCAGAACTATGGTTTGTCAGTCACATGGACAAAATTCTTCGAATTTGTTAAAAATTCAGATTACGATTATATTCTTCATCAGGAAGACGACGTAATCTTAAAGCGTAGAATTAGAATTGATGATATGATTAACTGCTTGAAATCAGATAATAAAATGGCGTCAGTTGTATTGCAACGTCAACCATGGTATTTTCACGAACATGAAAGTAAAATAGAGGAAGGAGATATACCATTTGAAAATTATTGGTACTCTAAAAACACAAAAACATTTCCAATCATATTTTCTCTCTATAGTCGTTCAATTGTAACAGATCACCAATTTACTCAATACTGGAACTTTAATATAAATGAAGGTATGATTATGGTTTATCTTGATTTCTTTCATAAAATGTATTCAGCTTGTTTAAAAGGACCAAACGGTGAAAATTTAATTGAACATATCGGAGAAGAGACTACTGGAAAGCGAATTCTTCACGGAGAGCCCCGATGGGAGCAGTTTGCGCATATGCACCCAGATCGAGTTTATAATTCTCGAGATGGTAGTCTAATTGAATAACTAAATATAGAACTACTCATGAGGTTCTAAATGGCAAAACCAACCAATCGCACAGAACTCAAAGACTACTGTTTAAGAAGTTTGGGATTTCCAGTAATTGACATTAACGTCGACGATGATCAACTCGAAGATCGAATCGATGATGCATTGCAGCAATTCCAAAACTACCATTATGATGGAACTGAAAGGGTCTTTCTAGCCCAAAAAGTTAATAATGCAGATATTTTAAACAAATATCTAAGACTTTGCGATAACATTATTGGAGTGAGCCGAGTTTATCCGATGACAGGCGATTCGGTAAGCACTTCGGGTTCAAATTTCAACATTTTTGATATCAATTATCAACTTCGATTGAACGATTTTTACAACTTAACGTCCTCCTCATATACCTATTATGTAATTGCTCGAGAGCATTTAGCAACACTGGATATGATCATAACGGGCGAAACCCCATATTCTTATAATCGCAAAACAAATAAACTATACCTGTGGCAAGATTGGGATGGGAAATTAAACGTAAACGATTATATTTTATTCGAAGCATTTAGAGTTGTCGATCAAGATAGTTACGAAGCGGTCTTTAATGACTCTTGGGTGAAAGAATATACCACTCAATTGTTCAAAAGACAATGGGGATTAAATCTAAAGAAGTATACGAATTACACACTTCCAGGTGGATTGGTCGTTAATGGACAAGGAATCTATGACGAAGCAGTCGCCGAAATTGAAAAACTTGAAGAAAAACTTCGCGATACTTACGAAGAACCACCAGCATTCATGGTAGGATAAAATGGCTGTTAGTGTCTACTTTAATAATCAAGGCGCAACACGCGAGCAGTTTCTTGTTGAAGATTTGATTATCGAATCAATTAAAAATCATGGAATTGATATTTACTATATTCCAAGAGATTCGCAATCATCTATCGATGAGTTGTTTGGCGACGATCCAGTCAAGTCATTTACCCACGCATACAAAATTGAAATGTATCTAGAAACATTCAATGACTTCACTGGCAATCAAGAATTTTTCTCTAAGTTTGGTCTTGAAATTCAAAAAGATGCCAAGGTTGCAGTTGCTCGCCGAACTTTTGAAAAATATATTAAACACGAAAGAAATGTGCCAAAAGAAGGTGATCTAATTTATCTTCCTGTTCAACAAAAACTTCTTGAAGTTAAGTTTGTTGAAGAAGAAAAGAACTTCTTTCAAGCAGGTAAAGTTGCTCCATATATGTATGGATTGTCACTTGAGACATTTAAGTATAATGGTGAATTAATTGCAACTGGTGTTAGTGAGATTGATACTTTACCAGATGCACAAACAATTGGCGTTGATCATAATTTAACAGCAGGTGGAAGTGGAACATTTACATTACATGAACTTGTATATCAAGGTGCATCTCTCGCAACCTCTACTGCAAGAGGATATGTTTCTTACTGGCATAAACCATCTCGTGTGTTGCGTCTAAGAAATGTTCGTGGCGCATTTGTAGATGGTACAGCAATTAAAGGTAATAGCAGTAACGCTAATTGGGTTCTTGCAAATGCAAACGAGATGGAGAACTCTGTCACTGAGTATGACGATAATGTTCGTATTGAGACTGAAGCAGATAATATCCTAGACTTCAGCGAAACAAATCCATTTGGTGAACCATAATGTTGTCATCTAGACATTTCTATCATAGAATTATTAGAAAAATTGTTGTTGGTTTTGGCACGATGTTCAACGACATCAAGCTCTATCGATATACAAAGGATGGACAAACAGAAATTGAAAGAGTAACTGTGCCTCTTTCGTACATGAGTAAAGAAAAATTCTATACTCGTATCACACAAGATCCAGAACTAAATCGCTCTGTACAAACTCAGTTGCCCCGCATGTCATTTGATATGACAGCAATTAATTACGATCCACTTCGTAAAATTACAAACTTTAATCCGCAATTTTCTCCTGGAAAAGATGGCGATAGTATCACAACAATCACATCAACACCATACAATTTCTCATTTGATTTAAATATTTACGTTCGTAATGTTGAAGATGGAACTCAAATCGTAGAGCAAATTCTTCCATACTTTGCACCAGATCACACAATTGCCATGAATTTAACTGGAATCTCTGGTGATAAAATTGATGTGCCAATTGTATTAGAAGGATTAACTTATGACTCAGAAGCAATTGGATCTTCAGATCCAACTCGAGTGTTGACATGGACATTAACATTCACAGTTCAAGCATTTTTGTATGGATTTATTAATGACTCTGTGAAGATCATCCGCAAGTCTGTAGCAAATACTTTTGACAGTACTGTTCTACAAACAGGAGATAAAGTTGTAACTCTTTCTTCTGGATTTGGACAATACAAGATTGGTGAATTGGTTTATGTTGGAAGAAATTTAAGCGCAGCAAATGCAAGTGGATTTGTTGCTGCTTGGAACAACGTTGCAAATCAGATCTATGTTACAGACATTTCTGGAGTGCTCACAACAAATAATCAGCTTGTTGGTGCTGTTTCAAATGCATCGTATACAATACAGTCGTTTGTTTCACCAGAAAATCAACTTGTAAATTTGAGCGTTACACCAACACCGAATACCGCAAATGCTAACAATGCATTTGGATTCGATGAGGAATCGGAATACTTTCCAAATATAACATGAGTAAAGTTGACGAAAATTTGTCAAATATTCTCAACACAGATTATATTCCTGTTGTTCGAGAAAATGAAGATAAACCAATCACAATTCATCAAGACAATGGTGAGAATCCAGACGCAGACTACTCGCGCGCAAACTATTATAATTTAATAGAGAAAGGCAACGAAGCATTAGATGGTATTCTTGAGGTTGCAAAAGAATCTCAGCATCC